CCACCCATATTATCCTCCTAATAAAGTTTTTTTTGAAACTGACATATCCTCTTCAAAATCTTGAGGATTTAATTTTTTGTATCTTTTTTTTTCTGCTTCGCTAAGTTTTTGGTAATTTGTTGCTGTCTTTACATTTCTTAATTTGCCGCCAGTTTTTTCTTTAAAAATTCTTCTAGCATCTGTTAATTCAGCAACAGCATCTTTTTCATATGTTGGTCCAAAACCTATAGGACTAACTCCACTAACATAACTAGGATCAGGTCTTTTAAGCCTACGTTGCATTGTTCCAGTAGTTGACATTATCCTCCTAACAAAGTTTTCTTTGCGATGTTGTTATCAGCGACTTCGCCAATATCAGTGTCAGTTAAGATTGTAGATCTACGACCTTTTCTGTTTCTATTTCTTTTTCTCATTTCTTCTGCTTCTTGCGCAGCTCTTGCGCTATCTTCTGCGCTTGGTACATCTGCCACTGATGGCATTACCATTTGAGGTGGAGCTGGTATGTCAGGTTTAAAGATTGAACTCATATTTATATTCCTTTTGCATATTTTTAATGGTTGTTATTTTTTCTTTTTCTAAACCTACTGCTAATGTTCTAAAGCTATCGCAAGGATGGCTAGACCAATCGTGTACAGGTTTAGTTGCGTACACTCGAGACTTATCATTATATTTACGATGATAATGCCTAAGAGCGTTTATTAATTTTTGACAATTATCTACATCGATCTGACATCTTGGTAGCAGCATTTTAACTGCGTGGATGCCATCTTCGACTGAAAGCTTCTTAGCTATTTTAAATCTTAATCCTAATTGGTAAGCAACTTCTCTTTTAGTTCTACCAGTAGCGAAATCGGTTTGCTCAAGATCGTGTGGTCCATAATGATTTAAATAGACATAATCTTTTTCCTTGAGTAGTTGAGCATAGTAAGGAAACGCTTTATTATGGTCCTCAGCAAAGTCAATAATGTTAAGACTATGTCCAATAACTTGGAAAAAAATAATAGCGGTACTATCATTAAAACCAACATCCCAAGCGGTATTAACAGGATGAGACGGATCATAAGGCACTCTAGTAATTCTTCGTTCATTCTCTAATTTATTTAGTAAATCCCCATAAATAGATCCTGTGATATTTCCTATAAAGCTGCATTCAAATTCTTGATTGTACTTAGCTTGACCCATTACTTGAAGCGCTGCATCTAGCTCTTCCTGGTCTATTAGCTTTGTGTCTGATGATTTGGCTACATATAAAAACCAGTCATCGTTTTGCTGAGCCTTGAGATAATAATCATAAAAAAGATTATTCATTCCTTTTGGCGTTCCGCACATTGATAACCATCCTTTACGGTCAGAGAGTGCTGGTCTAATTACTTCATCAACGACAGCTGCGTTCACTTGAGCAGTCTCATCAATTACGCAACCATCTAAATAAATTCCTCTTAAGCTATCAGGATTTTCTGCTGACAACAGCATGATCCTGGCGCCATTCATAAAATCACAACGTAACTCTGTTTCGTTATACTTCGTACCAGGTATTTTGCTGGTGTAATGTTTTAAGTAATCGAAAGCGATTTTTTTGGCTTGCGAATAAGTCGGAGCAAGATAAGCAAATCGTGGATTATGATTTTTGTTTGTCATCGCACATTTAATTAAATGATTGATTAACATTACCGTTTTGCCAAACCTCCTGTGGCAGCACAAAACTGAAAATCTATGTTTATCTAGCTTGCCATGTATATAAGCTTGTTGCTCTCTTGGCGAATACGGTATGGTTATTTTCATTAGTGTACTGTAGGAATTTTGTCTTTATCCCAGTATTTCATATTTATTTTTTGAAATACGAAATCAGCAAACTCAGGTAAATCGTCTTGGTCCTCAAATCCATTAAAGACCATCATCAGTTCATTATTAAATGTTGTAACTGTAAAGCCTGATACGTTCTTAAACTTGTTAGGTATTTCTAATTGTTTCTTTTTGCGTGTGTTGCTCATCGGTGTATTATCGTAATAGAGGTGGCGCCATAAATTTGGGGTATGGTACCTTGCGTAAAAACATTTTTTTTTCCTGTACCTTTTTGACTATTGCATGTCAGGCAGTCACTCTAGCTAAGTAAATCAATATAAATAAAACAAACTGGTGCATGCTTGGTGCAAAACTTTGTAGATCTACTCTACTTTAGAATAATTCCAAACTCCATGACGTGTGCGAGACCATCTTTGTCCGCAACTACCAACGGTGTTTAATCACTCTCTGCTTCAATCACTTTCTCTTGCGGTTGTTGCCAGGTAATCTCTACTTTAGTGTCTTGTACAATCTGTTGCTTATCACCGTAGATTGGCAATAGTTTAGAGGCTAACCAACGGTAATGATGTAGCTTCTCACGCACGACCATAATATTTTTATTGTCTGCATTCTCAAGCTCTGTAATCATTTCATCAAGATAAGTCTGACATCCTATCTTTCTTGCTTGAACTATTTTATTGGCAAACTCTTGGTGTTGGCTAATCCATTTGTAAACTACGCTTATGCTTGGCAATTCCTTCTCTCTGCATATCTGAGTTAAAGGTTTTCCTTGCATTAGTTTTTGACAAATATTTTCTGACACTTGGTCTGTCAGTTGTAATTTCTGAGACATCTTTAAACTGTTTTAAATTTTTGAGAACTTTTAATTTACCTTGCTTAGTTCGTGGACCTGTACTTAATCCACCGTGATTTTTACATCTGAATTTTTTAGAACTTCTGCAATAAAATCCTTTGGCTTTACAACGGACAGTGTAGTTGCTTGATCTTGTATTGCTTTCGCAACGATCAGGTTTTAATTTCATTCGTTGGCTTAATCTGTTGGAATAAAAAAAAGAGTAAAAAAAAATTAATCTTTAACAAACTGTTTTCATCACTACAGTTTAATTATACTGCCGATTTCTTATCCGTCTATTATTATTTTTTCCTATACGATGTGAAAAGATTTATTTGTAAGGATATATTTATTTAGTAAAGATTTTGTCGAAGTTGTCAAAGCTTTTTTTTAACTTATTAGATAATTTGTCTAAGACATTCTCATATCTTTTTTTAACTGTTGTACGATGTAAACCAAAAAACTTACCAAGCTTGGTCCACTTAAAACGATTAGCACGCATCCACAATAGTTTACGATCTACTCTAGGATCATCTGATATATCTAAATCTATTTCACAAATAATATCTATTGCTAAGTCATACCTGGTCATTTGTCTTGGTGTTGCACGTAAAGATAGCTTTGGTCTTAAATGATAACCCCAGTCGTTCTTATCGTAATGTGTTTCAAGCAACTGATACATACTCGGACATCTATTGTTATTAGGTTTAGCAAGAAATCTCTCAGCGAATGCTGCATCATCTAAGATGTCAACAATATGTTTTTCAATCTTTAATTGTTCGTTAACTATAGTTTCTATGCTTCTTGACATTTTTTAATACCCATCTGTACATAATTTTATCTTCAGAAATACTAAGCAGCTGCTCTTTCGGCAAACTACAAAGCTTATCGAATAGCTCGTATTGATCGAGATCCTTATAAAGATAATCTGTTTTTATTTCTTGAGCTGTATGCTCTTTTAATAACTTCCAGGCTCTACTTGAATTAAATCTTTGAAAGCCTAATGATTTCACAAATTCTGTATGTCTTGGCATATCGAATGTAAGATATTTACCGTTGTCTGATATTTTAATTAGCGGCAAATTATTAACTCTAATCTTAGTTAATCGTTGTAATGCTGCTTGGACTTGCTCTAATGAGATCTGAAAACAACCAGCTATGTTTACTAATCTTATAAAAGCTTTGAATTTTTTAACATCATAGTTCTTGCTACAATATTCGTAGATCCTAAAATCCAATGGTTCTATGGCGTTCTCAGTTAGAACTAATGGATCACTAAGATAAAATTTGCTCATACATATATTTCCTAGCGAATGGATGTCTTGATTTATTTTCACTAACACGTTTTTTTAAGTAATCTTTGGATGCACAATCAGGTCCATGTTCTACGATGGCTTTGTACTCCAAGTATTTAAGCATCTGATCAGTGGATAAGATCTGAATATCCTTTGGTGTTGGATATAACCTTCTGATGGCAAATTCGGTTAATTCTCTGTTTTCTGTATTCTCATCGACAGTATAAAAGATCTCGAAATATGGTACTTCCAGGCTACTAGCTATCTGCTGATATGGTGATCTGAGCCACCTAGATTTACCTCGATATTTACCGTCAATATTGTAGATAGTATCAGCAATAAAGAGGATTTTAGCACATGCTGGACATATGCCTAAAACGTCTAAATCTACGTAAGATATGCCATCATGTTGAGATCTGTGCCAGCTGGAAAACGGCGAATTTTGAACATCAAATATCTTATTTCTAGGCATACAAATCAGATATTATTTTAAGCTTATTTGTCAACAATAATCGTTGTACATATGTACAATATAGTATAGGACTCAAAATATGAAAAAACTAGAAGTTTCATGGAGTGTAGAATATCTAAAAGGCTTTAGTGCCAAGAACGAGCCTACTGGAGTTGTAAAAAAATTAGAAGATTTCCAAATTGATTTCCAATTACCTACTCTGTTATCAGGATTAAAAGAAGAGCATGCAACGGTTTATATTAGATACACATTTAAACCACCACCATTTCCTGACGCAAAGACAGGAGTTATAATTCAAAAATATGTTACGAAAATATTTCCAAGAACAGATATTAATTGTACTCAAAAAATATACGGTAAATCAGGTGAAGTTTATGCTTTTGTTTTAGATAAGATTAATGCTGCAAGAGATCTATTTATATCATCATGGAATATAGCAAAAAATAGAAAATATAAGGCAATGATTGGAGTTCCATTTCCTCAAGCTAAAACAAACGAAAAATTACTTGAGAAAGTTACTGAACATGGAATGACACCTAAAAGATTTGCAGAAAAATTAGATAAAGATTACTCAAATTTATTTAGAGAATTAAAAGGTCAAAAACAGTTTTCATTACAACAAGCTTTAGATTATGCAAAAGCTTTAGACTGTGATCCAGTTGAATTATTATTTGAAAAAACTAGATGCGATGTATGGGGTTATGTTGATCTTTATAATTCTAATGAACTTGGCGATGAAACTTTTAATCCTTGCCAAATTTATCCAGCAGCTAACGTCACTAATAATATTGGATCAGTTGTAGTTCCAAGAGATATTTACACACCAAACATTAAAGCAATCAGAATTAGCTGTGAAGGATCTCACATGGATAGGCATTATGCTTTTTATAGAAAAACTGATGTAGCAAAAAGTTCTATGAACGGCAAATTAGTAGTTGTTGGTAAAGAAGATCCAAGATTAGAAGAATTTGGTTATGAGCCTACGTCTTATTGGTTTGGTATTTACGATATTGCAAAAGGTGGAGTTCAAACAATTTATAATCCTGATCGTTTTGCAAAAACAGAAAAAGCAGTAAAAGGACCATTTACATTTGTTGCAGAAGTTATCTCTGTAATGAGTGAGAACGCTTTAACAAAAAGATCTCAAGAATATTACGAAATGAATGCTAAAGCTAAAGAGTTTTTTGCTATACATGAGAAACAAAGACAGCAATTAGAATTAAGCATGATGAAATTAAGAGACAGCATGGCTAAGTCTGAAGATATGTTACATAAAATGACTAGAGCTAGCATTGAAGCAGATAAAAAAGAATTAAAGAAAAAATTAAAATTATTTGACGATGATATTGAAGTACCTGATTTTATTAAAAAGCGAGCGTAATGAGTAAAGTATTAACAGTAGATAAAATAGTTAAAGAATACGGTTATAAAGTTTCCACTTTAAAATACATGCGAGATAATTCTCAAGCGAATGCTGGTGATACGCCTTCGTGGTACCCAGTAATGAACAGACCACATTATCCTACAGATCAATTTGAACTTTGGCATCAAAGACAAATCAATAAGAACAAAAAAAAGAAATCGGTTAAATCGGTTAAATTAGTTAAATCAATTAAGTAAGCTAATCGTTGTACATTTGTACAATAATCATTGTAATATAATTATAACTCGTTATCTATCACTACATGATAAAAACAGATGTAGTTTTAGAAGATCCTTTAAGCGAGAAAGCTTTACCATTATTCGCAACTAAGCTTGGTACTAATCACCACTCACCAACTCAATTCGCAATTAGCGATGGTGCCTGGATGTTTAAGTATTGTTACATGTCTCAAGAAGATAGACGAGCTTTGTTGTTAGGCAGCAGTCAAATGAAAGCTGGTGTAGCAGTAAACAATGTTCTGCAAAATTATTATTCTGATGTGATTTGGAAGTTTGGTCCTCACAGAAAATTACAACCTTCATTCAATACAAAAGAAAAAAATAAATTAGATTTAATAAATGACGAAATAATAGAATTTAAAAATTACGAACCTGTTGATGAAAAAGATAGACAGAAAAAAGAAAAATATCTTGATGAAATTAACAGTGTAATTGTAAACGGTTTCGCAGCGATGGATGGTTTGTTTAGTTCCCATAAAATCGTAAGCGAAGAACAAATCAGTATCGACCAGTCGCAATCCAATCTATTGCTTCCAATCGTAGGACGAACTGATTTTAGGTTCGGCAATGCTGGAAGTGGTTCTCTTTCTAGTTTCCTTTCTTCCACGACTGGTATTGTCGAGCTTAAGACTACTTGGAGTAAAGCTGGTAAACTTAAAGTAGATGGTGAGAGAAGTTTTATTAGATCTAAGATCCCAGCAAAACCATCATTCAATCACTTAGTACAATGTGCAACTTATGCAGCTAAGTATGATTTTAAAGTTCCAGTTTATTTAGTTTACTTAAACAAAGATGAATACAAAATTTATGATAGTAACAACTGTGTTGATCTTACAGTAGCTGGCTTACAAAGATGTTTTAAAGTTCTATGTAATACATTTAGAAGAAGAGAAAAAATCTTAGGTACCTTTGAAGAACTAGGTAATAAAAACCAAATCATTAAAGCAGCAGCTCAAGTCATAGATCCTAACTTTGATCATCCTTATGCCTGGTCCAGCTTACCAAGAGAATTATTAATTGAAGCTCACGAACTGTGGGATCAAATATGATGAAATTTAAAACACTACAAACTTTATTAAAATTACAACAGCAAAGAGCTGTAGCAGCAAAGCTAAAAAACAAAAACAAAATATTAACAAAAACATTAATAGGAGTATTTATATTATGGCTAATCGTAATAATAGCAATGGCACAAAAATAGTTCCTGATGATTTAATACAAACGATCACTGATTTTAAACAAACATCAGGCGGTCAGATGATAAATATTCATGGAAAAGATTATGCTACCGTTGCTCACAGACTTGCAATCTTTAGAAGAAATCTAGGAGCAAGAGGAAGAATTGAAACACACATCTTAGATATAAATAAAGATGTAGTAGTTGTTAAAGCAATTATATCAATCGACAATTCAATAGTTGCAACTGGAATGGCTGAGGAAAAAAGAGCTGCTTCCAGGATCAATCAAACAAGTGCTTTAGAAAACGCTGAGACATCAGCTGTTGGAAGAGCATTAGCAATGTGCGGTATTACAAATGATAACATCGCAAGTGCTGAAGAAGTATCTACTGCAATAGAGCAGCAAGACAAAAAAATCCAGGAAGCTATTACAACATTAAAAACTGTATCGCATGCTGGTAACTATCAGGAATGGCTTACTAAAAACAAAACTTTCTTAGCAGATCTTAAAGATAAAAATCCGCTGAGCTACAACAAGTTTGTTGAGAAATTCACTGACGTTAAAAGCCAACTTAAATCTAAAGGAGTATTAATCTAATGGCAGAAGAAAAAGCAAAAAGACCACAACTGGGTCTAGCAATACCAGTTACTAATAAGGCTAAAGAAAGTTCTTATGACTTAAAAGGATCTATAATGATCGAAGGCAAGTCGTACAGATTTGGAGCCTACAAATCCACAGCTAAAGAAGGTGGTAAACTTCAAGCTGGTTCAACATACTATTACTTTCACAGAGTAGAAGCTATGGAGCCTCAATCTACTGGATTTGATCCAGCATCGTTGGAGGCATAATGGATCCGAATAAGTTTAAATCAGTTGCTATCAACATTAAAACTTACAAACAGCTACAAGATTTAGCCGAGAGTAAATTTGAGCTGCCTATCAGTATGTCGAAGACCGTAGAGTTTTTCATACAAAAAGGTCATGAGGAATTTAAGCAAAATGCAAATAAACAAATTAGCAAAAGAGCTTAAAGAAATCCGAAATAAAAAAACTGACGAGTACGGCTCGTTTCAGACATCGATGCAAAAGATTGCTGATGTATGGACCGTACTTGTTGGAAAAAAAATAAGACCTCATGAAGTTTGTCTAATGTATGCAGCTGCAAAACTTATCAGATGCAAAAAAGAATACAAATACGACAGCTACGTTGATGGCATTAATTACTTATTGGAGGCAGATGAAATTCACAGAGAAGATGTGTCACCGCTGGTCGATAGTTACTTTCAAAAAACAAATGAAGCCGATGAATAAAACAGAATTTCAATTAGCTATGGAGTTTAATGGTTTCGAGACTTACGGCAGACAAACAAATAAATTTTTTAAAGCATACATAAAAGCTTATGAGCATATCAAAAATAACAACTAACATTTTCCAATTTCCAGGAAAAGAAAACAGAGAGCTTGCAAAGCAGAAAAAAAGATTAGCTGTAATGCTTGTTCAAATAGATGGCAAAATGAATATGCCGTGCTGGGATATATTAGATTTGAGCGACTTAGAATTACAAGCTCTAGCAAATTTCGGTGAAACAATGAAGTTCACACCAACAGTTGCAAGCAGACTAGCATCTGTACTCGCAGCATCAATATTAAAAAAACAAAATGAGGAATATGAATTATAGAAAAAGAACTCAAGCACTTGAAGTATCTCAATTTAATGATGGCAAAACAGTAAAGCTAGGTAGCAGCTGGTTCGCTAGAAAAAAAGATAACAAAGTTAAGATCTACAAACAAACTTCACCATGTAAATTCGATCAAGTAACTAAAGCTTGTTTTAATTTAACGATGAGAAGATCAAAAGAATTTCCAACAGAAACAATCAAAGCAAACTTAAGGAGGTTTTGTGAACAAGAAAAGCAATAGAGATCCAGCTCATATTCAAATGGATATAGTTGTAGGACAAAATATAAGATTTATGAGAACAGTAAAAGGAATGACTTTGCAGCGTGTTGCTGATCACTGCTCCGTTGCCTTCCAACAAATTCAAAAGTACGAGAAAGGATCTAATGGTCTAAGTGCTTATAGACTTACGCAGCTAGCGCAGCTCTTTGAAGCTCCATTCAATGCTTTCTTTGATCCTAACTATA